TTTTATTATTAATTTTATATTTTTTATTTTGTTTTATTTGTTTTAACTTTGAAGAAATATAATAAAGTGTACTTCAACAAATAGTTCCATTGGTGTAAAACACCTAGAAATTGGGATTTATATTGGTGGTACTAACTGTACCAACCAAGCTTAGCCAACACTGAATGTTGCACGTAACTGTCGCACTTACCCCCCAGTACATAACATTTCCTTGTGCAAAGGCGCCAGTTGTGTTTGGATAAAAATCAAAATTTGATCCATTGAACACAGCATACAGTGTTGTACCATCTTGAACAGTGATGCTAATATAGCCACCCTGTTCATCCGTACGAAGCGCATTCGATGGGGTAACATTGACCCACGATCCACTAGCTGAATTGGTAACATCAAAGATAACCTTATAGATATCACCATTAGAACATCCAGATGGAAGGGTCGACGAAGTACCGGACAAATTATTGCCGGTATTAGCCAACCCAAACGCAGTGCTAGTGGTGACCGAAGCAGAAGTATTACCCAAGTTGGCTTGGGAATACTGAGCTCGTGGCAATGGTAGGCTCAATAACCGGGGCGTAATCTGAATTTCAGCAAATTCAACAACGTAGTCGAAAATAACATATCCAGGACTATCAGTCGTTGAAGTTTTGCTCAACAAAAAAATCTCACCCGCAGAGTGATCGTTAATTGAATCAGTCATGCCATAGTCGGTAGTTCGCCAATTAGGCACCATACTCAACCTCGCACTGTGATTGGTCCATTGCGGACCAAGCACCGTATTTTCATCACTCATAACGAAAGGCAAAAATTGAGGACTAGTCTGATTCAAGAATACACTGTCACGATTCTTGCCGTAATAAAACACCACATCCCCGGTAGAAGCGGTAGATGATGATGTTATATAATGCACGGTACAAGAAATCCATCGAAATTTTTGGTACAATTGCATATATTGCCGGATATATGAATCACTAAACGCCGCAGGAGCAAGAGGCGTTCCACCAATCACGGTCCAGGTCTGAACTGACCCAGACCCGATTGGTGAGAACATGAAATCACGTCCTACACACACCACACCTTCCTTAGTTGGCGTGATTGCTGGTTTAGCACCCATTATGGAGTTGCCAATAGCGACCGGGGCAGTAGTAATTGCTGAGACCGGTCCCATCCTGGCTCCAACACCACGGCGAGACGATGTAGTAAGTGCTCGACTTGTAGCACCACTAAAAGTACCACCGGCACTGCCGGGATTCTTTCGTCCATTCTTAAGCGCTAGCTTGCTTTTTATTTTCTTTGGCATTATAATATGGT